CAACCCCGCTGCAGAAGAACACGCGGTGCTCGCAATTCGGGCAGCGCCAGTACAACGAGTCAGTCCAGTGCGCGCCCAGATAGGCACCCTCCAGCTTCCCGGTTTCCTCGCAGATCTCATCAGCATCCGGGCACAAGAACGATTGCCCAAACGCGAACTCTTCGCCAACCTTCGCACGTCGCAGCTTCATGATGGGTCGCTTCGCTCAATAGATTCCAGCATGAAAGCATACACGCCCAGATCGTGCACCGAATCGACATGCCCCGGGACTCCGGGCTGAAAGCTCGCCATATACCGCATCAGCTTGTCTACTATCTTGTGGACGAGTGCGAAGCGATTGTGGTCGTGTGAGCTCATGTCGTTGAGCTTGATACCGTACATTTCGATCAGGCACTCCATGATCACGCCGAAGTGCTTGTAAGAATCCCCATACTGAACGTTGCGGGTCTGGAACGTATCGCGTGCCAGTTCCAGTATCTCCGGCACAGTTACCTTACTCATCAGTCAGCTCTCCCTGATAATAGAAACAGTCATTTTGGTTGAGAAGATTGCAAGCAAACTTCATCAGCTCTTTGAGACGTAGCTTGTGGATGTAGACGTGTACCTTTGCTGCGCCTCCATTCACCAGCATCCTGCGCTTCGCGATTGCCTGCTGCTTGTCGTCGGTGTACCAGCAGCCACCCTTCCACGACACCTCATAAATCACGCGCTTTATGGACACGGCGGGAAACTCAGCGCATAATCGAAAAAGTCACTCGCACTGCTGATGTTGTATGCGACGTAACGCTGCCCATTGACGCGGTTAACGTATAGCGTCATGCGCTTCGACAACGGCCACCAGCTGATGCGGTCTGATCCGAGTGCTGTTGTGATATGGGTCGCTGGCCCTGAGTTGTGGGTGCCGATGACGATGAACTTTTCCTTCGGCAACTTGCGATGTGCTGCTTCTGCTAGCAGCTCTTTCTTCCAGTCCTTCACATTGTCCTCCCTTTGTCTGCTATTGGCTTTGCCTCGTGGCGCAACTCGTTCCATTTCTTTTCACAAACACGCTTCACCTGATCCCGGTTTGCGATGGCGCCACCGTCCCAAGTGAAGCGATGAATTGGGCACTCTTTGTAGCGTGGAAAGGCGCATGTCCCGGACTGGACGCACTGCACCTCGATCCAGCCTGCAAAGTACGGGTGGACGTGATAGACCAGATCCCGCATCATTCTAAACACGCTCTGGTATTCGCCTTGTACCCGGGTACACAACCGCACCAGCGCCATCTCGTGTAGCGTCCGGAGATTGAAGCGTGCGATGATGCTGGTTGCTACATGCGTCGGCAGCAGCGCCCGGGCATCCTGCGCGTGGAATCCTAGTTCCAACGCAGCACGATACATGTCCATCTCATCATCCAGCGCCGACGCAAGCCAATCAGCCTTGCTGATTTTTGCTGATGGGGTGATGGGCTCGTCTGCGAGGAATGGTGGCAGCACATAATCCTCCACCTCACTCACAGTGCGCTGCGACTGCTGCGCGTAGCTGCCGTTGCGTGACCGGACAAGCTGATGGGTGAAGGCGCGTGAGACGTTCTCAATCTCAAACGTATAACTGACGAACTCCCAGCTGCTCTTAATTGTATCCTTCATGTACCCAAGGTGCTCGATCTTTTGCTCCATGGGCCAACGTGCGATGGTGTCGATTGTCTCCCCGGCTTTCAGCCGCGTATTCTTGGTGTAGATTAGAATGTCGAGTGCGTTGGGCTGGAAGTCGATCAGCCTCACGCTTGGTGTTACTGCTGGCATGCTTACCTCGCATCATACAGTTTTGCAAAATACCCATCAGAGTTGATGAGACGTTCTATCGCCGCGATGTCGTCATAAACGTCATCCAGCAGAATGTTGCGCCAAGTACCAAACCGGCCAAGGCTATAAATTCTCAGCCGCATCGTCATGTCCAAAATGAACTGACGCCGCACACGCTCGTCCACCGGCGCAATCTTCCCATACTTCTGATCCTGCCGTTCTAGAAACTGCATCTGGTTTCGCTTCATGCCGAAGGAATAGCAGACCTCGCCAATCTCAATGCCGTCAGGGTCGATGTCGTCAACAGACTCAACAATCAGATCCTCGCCAGTCAGCGTTGCGCGGTAAACCGGCAAATCAGGCTCAGGATAGTAAATTGTTTGATAGACCGCGCAATCAGGAACGTGGAAACGGTGGACGATGATTTTCTTGTGCTGAAAACTAGAGTCGAAACTTAGCTCATGGTTGGTGATTGATGCGAGAATGTGCATCGGAAGAGTGCTGACGATTGCGTTGATAGACCTATCAAAGCGAGACGCACCAGCATGGATGAAGCTGTCGTCAATGTAGCCGACCTTCGTGCCCCACCAGATTCGCACGCCCAGTTTCTCGATCAGCCGCAGGTGCAGATCGTCCGGGGCAACGTACCGAACAGCAGTGTCAAGGTTCCAGATGCTGCGGTCAAGAATCTTGCCATTACACTTCGCGCTGTATTGGTTCGCGAAACGGATGTCTGGCCGGACAAAATTTGAGCCTGTCCAGATCCCCTTGCGGACGGTTACTTGCTTGAATGGTATGCCGACTGCCTTGCCAATCTCGTTGCTGCGGAACCGAAGTACAGCGCGATGCTGTGGGCGCTTGAACTCTGTACTCGCTTCGATGACTATTGCTGATGGGTTGATGATGCCGGCGATACAGCCTGCAAGCCCTGCTCCCAAGATGAACATTTACTTCCCCTTTGTAAGTGGCAGCACATCAATCAGCCGCCAGTGATTGCTACGTGGCCTGTTCATGAGCTTGCGGTAGTGGACGCCGCACAGCAGCAGTTCGCGCCCGTCCCGATTCTTCAGCTTGTACTTCCACCGGTTCATGCAAGGCTGATCCCCTCGCAGCAGATCTTCGCACAGGTCATCCACTTGTCTTCTCCAGCACATCCCGGCAGATATCACTAATGGACCGGCGCAGCGATGAAGCAGCCGAAGCACTCAGCGCCCTGCTGTGACACTTCCCGGGGCCAGTGGTTCCGAACTCCGCGAGCACAGTGATTTGTTCTACCGCGCAACGTAGCAGCTTGATCTGCTGCTCTTTCGAGCACTTGTGCTTGGTCAGGTATACAGGGCCAATATCCTCCCCGGACGATCCCGCCAGCAAGCGCATCACGTCCGGGTCAGCAAGCAGTGCCTCGCGCCACTCGTCCAGCTTGTCCTCGCGCTCAGGCATGACCATTGGACCAACCCTGCGCAGCTCTTTATCATTATCCGCAATGACGATGACCGGACACAAGGCTGTGGGCCCGAGACCAGCATTGTCCATGATGTTGTGCTGGTGCCAGTTCTCTATGATCTCATCAGGACTCGCCCCGGGTATCCTGTGAAAAAGATGGCAGTCGTACATTCCATAGACAGAGACTCGATCTGGAACTGGCACATCCGTGCCGCAGGCATCACACTTCATCACAACTCCATAGGGGTAGGGGTAGGGGTAAGGGATACTGTAACGTGTCAGCTGTGCGAGTAAAAGGATTTGCACACAAAAAAAAATGGGGCCAACCTCGAAAGGCTGGCCCCAAGTCATATTCATGCGACAAGCTGTTCTGCTTCCTCCCAAGCACGAGCCTTCACAAGACGATTGCCACCGAACCACGCATTGTTCATGCGCGTTGATGTGGTGCGTCCGGACTCGTGATCAGTGAAGCGTGTGACTGCGTTAACCGCACCCCACAGCGTACCGTTCGCAGACTTCAGCTCTGCGCCCGGACCTGCGGAATACAGCGTCAGCATTCGCTTGATCTTCTGGCTGTTGGCGGTGATGTCGTGCTCTGTGACACCCTCTTCGGTGTCTAGGCCGATGGCCTTGAAGAAAAAGCGCACAGCATCATCTTCGCTGATCTTCTGCTTCGCCATCTTGGCGGCTTTCTTCTCAAAGGCGCCAAACGAATCACCAATCAGCCCCAGCTCTTCCTTGATCAGCGTAGCATCAAACTCGCGTGTGTGCGGAACCCGGATGCGTGAGCTTGGACGCTCAGCAACGGAAAACTCCAGCGTGTTCTGGCACACTACCCGGACAGATGTGAACTGCCCGATTGTTGCGAGTGACTTGTCGCAGGAAGTTGCCAACAGCAAGTAAGGCTGGATCAGATCCTGACCCTGAATGCGCGCTTCATACTTCGCACGCGCCAGTGCCCAGACCTTCCGGCCACCATCGAGTGAGCCCGCAGTCTCAATGCGGAAGTCGCCCGATGCCCCAACAAGCTCCCGGTAAAATTCCAGAATCTCGTTGGGCTGGACAACGTTGTAACCATCCGACACAACGCTCAAAGGCATCTGCGTGTCGTCGCGGTAAATGACCATGCGGTCACTGTACTCAACAATGTCCATTTTCTTCGCTGTGGGCTTGCTGATGTCGAAGAGTACTGGCGCCTGCACGAGATTGAAATTCAACCCCGCAGCAATGCGCCACTCTTCGATGGTTGAGTCTGGGTCAATTGACTGGCCCAGACCATGCCACGGAACGTCGCCAACATATGCCATGTTAGCACGCTCATTAGAAAAGTCGATCATGTGCATAATTCACCTCACTCTTATCGTTGGGATGCCTCATCGGGCTGTGGGCTCCCACCCCGCAGCGACATGGCCACCCGAAGGCAGCCATGTTTCGGCTCGTCCTATCCTCGCAGACCACAATGCATGTACGCACCCACGAGTATCCTTGCTTCGTGGTACGTCACGCCGAACTCATCCTCAAGATACGGGCCAGCACCAAACATGTTGGTTTCGCCCGAGTCCCGAAGATTGTCCATGAAGTCGGCAACCTCATCAATGCTGAGCCCGACTTCGTCACACACGATCCTCGCTTTCTCATAGTCCATGTTACACCTCCCGCTCTTC